AAATAATTTTTTATTTACTACTTCTAATATTTTATGTTTTATTGTTCTTGTGATAGAACCTACGGTAATACTCCAATTTTCCTTTTCCACTTTTGGAGTTACCCATGTTTGTAATACTAAATAAATTGATTTTAATTCTGTCGTATCGACACTACCAAAATAACATTTGGCATCTTTAAACAATTCTAATTTGAATGTTTTTCCTTTTTTCATTTTTAAATGAGTTCATATAAGTAAGTTTATTTTTACAAAATATAAGAAAAAAAAAGATATTAACAAAATTGAAAAAAGTTTTTATATTTATTATCATATAACAAAAAATATGATTGTAATAAAAATAGAAAAAGGTGAGAGTTTGGACAAGGCTTTAAAAAGGTACAAATACAAAGTCATCTCAACTAAACAGATTGAAGAGTTGAGAAAAAGACAGGAGTATGTAAAAAAGACAACAATCAAAAGAGAAAAGATGAAGAAAGCCAAATACAAACAAGCGATGATAAATAAGTTTGTAGATTGATATTTATTGTTAAATAAATAACAATATTATGAAATCAATTAAAAATTTTATTAAATCACTTTTGGGTGATGGTTCTGATGTATCATCTAAAAGATTTTCAGGTATTGTTACCTTACTAAACTTAATTGTTTTGGCTTATGTTGCAACACAAAAGACTGGTGTTTGTCCTGAGTACATGTACGACACACTTTCATTATTGTGTGGTAGTTTTTTAGGACTTACAACTATTGAGGCAATTTTTGGTAAGAAAAAGAATCCTGAAACAAAATCAGAGTAAATGAAAAACCCATCGATTTCGATGGGTTTTTATTTTAAAGTCCTTCTGAAAGTTTTTTAAGTTTATAATAAGAAATTGTGTCAACAAACGTCTTTTCTACTCTTTCTTTTGTTTCTTTAATTTTAGTTTTTGTCTCCTCATCTGAAGGTTGAACTGAATCTAATTTTGTGATAACTTCAGTCTTTAATCTTTCGATACCTTCGTTAAGTTCTTCAGTACTCATTTTTAATAATGACCTTAACTCAAACAATTCAGACTCCGATAATGTTGAAAATTCTTTTGCGAATGTATCAGCAGCGATTCCAAACATATTTTCAAGTGGAATATTAATTGTTTCTGTTATTGTTTTTTCTTCAATTTTTGTTTCGGTTAATCTCTTGTGTAATTCTTTTTTTGATTCAACAAGTTTAACAAAATCTTCTGAAGTTTTAGCGAAAACCAAATCATCTAAAAGTTTGTAGTTATTTTCAACTTTTTCATTTAAAGTTTCAACCCAAGAATCAAATTCTTGGAATTGTTTTTTGTTTTCTTTAATTGTATTTTTTATATCCTCAACAGACAATGATAAGAATTCTCTTGCCACATCTTCTTTCAAATTGTTCATTTTCATAATTGAACCGTAGTTCAAATATACTTTACCAACTTCTTTGTTGTCGTCCATAAATTCTTTGAATTCTTTTACTACTGTTTTGAACTCAGGTTTTTTATATACATTAACAAAGTGGTTTTCTACTATACTTTTTAATATTCCAAAATTTCTCATATCAATAAATATCTTATTTATTTAATAGTTCTTCCAGTTTATTTTCAATTTCCAATAATGACTTTCTTCCTTTAGATAAATCAATTTCTTCTGAACCGTTTACCATATCACCTTCCAAAATCAAATTCATGTCTCTATCTAAAATTGATTCAGGAGCTAATTCACCTCCTGGTGGTGGGGGTGGAGGACCACCAGCTTCTTCACCACCCATTGGTGGTGGTGGAGCTCCTAAGTCACCCATACCTCCTTCAGGTGGTGCACCACCTTCAGGTGCGGTTCCTGCGGGTTCGTCAGGTTTTTTACCATATAACTTATCAACCGTGTCAAATAATCCTGTATGGATAATAACCTCTGCGGTTTTTGTAAGTTCAGCACCAACAGCTCTTTCGATTCTTTGTTGTTGGATATCAAGTTTGATTTCTTCGTCAGAAAATCCAAGAATGTGTTTTTTAGCCCAAGTTGCAGAAACAGGTTGTATTCCTAAACCAGGGTCAGAAACCGCATCTTTATACAATAACATTTTTTCTTTCCAAGTATCAATTTTAAGTAAATCCGCTTGTGTTGAAGGATTTGTAAGACCTAATGTAAAGTTCGTTAATTCATCTTCAAAACCCAAGACAAACAAGTGAATAATTGCAATTTTGTTTAATTCTTGAATCATTGATTTTTGGATTCTGTTGATTGTACGTGCGAATCTAATATCCTGTAACGCCAAATTTTTACCGTCCCCAACCGCTTCTTCAAAACCTAAGAACGCTTTTGGTACACGAAGTGCCGTAACTAATTTTTTCTGAATATATTCAATATCCGCAATTTCAGAAAGGTTTTGAGCTCCTGCCAATGTCTCAATTGGACTTGTTTGTGCTGGGTCACGAACAGGGATAAAGAAATCTTGGTCAACCGCCATTTGGTTCATACGCAAATCAACGTTACCTGTTTTTGGGTCAACAACTTGGTCACGTTTAAACTTATTGGCAATTCTTTGGATATATGGTTCAACATCCTTGTCATCCATATTTCCAACAAATATTTTAAATACCCTTCTTTCAGGTGCTCTTGATGTTCTATAAATCAACATCGCATCTTCAGAAAGTAAAAGTTGTTTCCAAACCCTTCTTGCTTTTTCCAACATAGAAGTACCATAAGGAAGTTTTCGGTCATCACCTAATAATCTGAAGTGAGCAACTTCCCAAGTATTAAATTCCATGTCTTTTACTTTCCAAACAAATTTCAAAGCTCTTGCGTCTTCAGAAGTGTTATGTGCTGGCTTAACTTTCATACCCCTTTCTAATCTTTCGATTTCGATATTTGGTAATTGTTGACAACCAACAATACCTTTTTCAGGGTCTAATTTTAAATAAACAAAGTTATCACCATACTTACATGTGTTTCTTGTCCACATTGGTAAGTTTGTATTAATATCTAATCTATTATTAAATAAATCGGCTAACACACCTTTAATACGAGATGATTCAGAATAAATTTGTAAAATAAAACCATCTTCATTTGTTGTTGTAGATTCCTCGGCATATATGTCCAAAGCAGTAGAAATCTCAGGTGTATATTCCATCGATTCGTAATCATAATATGATGCCAATCTTGTTGGTTCATAATAGATTGCTTGTGTATAAAGATTGTTTTCAATCTTTGCCCATTGTTGTCCTAAATAATAACTTTGTTGTGCTTGAAGTTTTTGTTTTTCAAACTCTTCCTTATTATCAGTTTTAAGAAGTTCTTTTTTGTCGAATTTGTATATTGGTGGCTGTTGGCTCAGTGTTGAGTCAGGACCAAAGACTCTTGTAAGTCGTTGCCATACGGTTAAATTATCTGCCATTATCTATTAATTATAATTCATTTGGTTTATGAATAAAGATTTATCTTCTTCCTCCACCGAATAACCATAAATACTTTTCATAATCACTTTTTGTCGGATTACTACCAAATCTATCGCCATAAGAACTTGGCGACATTACTGGTATCCCAGGATTAAAATCAATTAATGATTTTTGTGTACTGTCATTATGAACTTCCCATGAGTTCAATAATGCCTTGGTTTGTTCAGTTACTTTTTCTAGTTGATTGTAGGCGTTTTGTCCAACGTATAATGCCATTGATATTGACATAATTAAATCATCATGATGACCTTTCATGTGGTCTGGCCTACCATTTATATATACAAATGTGTTCATTTCACCCAACAATCTTGGTGAATATACTTTAAATCCATGTCTTAACGACTCTTCAAATGCTGATATAATCTGAACACGTTTAGCATTAAAATTAATTCCTGGAATTTTTTCCATTGCTTTAGGATTATAATCCCATACATTTGCATAATTAACACCATCAACATAAAGATTTTTATATCCCATTTCTTGTAGTTTTCTTGATGTTGATACACCCATACCACCTGTAATATCGACAACAATTAAAGAGTCATAATATACCGCCCATTTATATGCGATTTCAGCCGCAACGTCAGGTGGGATTTTACCAAGGTATTCAGCAACTTGTTCTCTTTCGTCAAAATCAACAACTTGAAACGATGTGTAATCTTCTGAATCACCTCTTGAAACGTCAATACCCATAATGTATCTGTGTCCGACTTGTGGTTCTTTCCAAATCCAAAGTTGATTTTGTACCATTTTGGATTCTGGTTGACATACCATCTCAGTTCTTATTTTTTCAATAATTTTACTATCTATAACATTATCACCTGAACCCAAGAAATTACATTCTAATTCCTGTGATATTTTTCTTCTATCAAACTTTAATTTTTTGGCCATTTTTTCAAACCAATCAGAATGTGGTTTGTAACCTTCATCCATTAGTTTTTTAAAATCGTCATAATTTCTTTCATTGTGTGGGACACCCTCATAAGAAATTGTTTCTAAATCTTTGTATTCGTCCCTATTGAGATAATAATGAATAATATCTTTAACTTTAATGAATTGTAAGTCTTTGGTATATCTTGGGTCTCTCCACCAATACATTTCAGTTATTTTAAAGTTATTCATCCCCTTAATTGATTGGTCATAGATTGGATAATAAATCGAATCATAACCATTCGGAGTTGAAATAACTATAACTTTACCACCTGTTGAAAGTGATGCCATACAAGCTGCCCAAAAGTCGTCACCCGCCTCAATGTAAGCAGCCTCGTCAAATATTAATACGGTAGGGGTATAACCACGAAGTGCGTCATTAGATGTTGCAACCGCTTTAACCTCACAACCATTCGTTAGTTTCCAATGGCGAGCAGCATTTTTTTCACTTGAGAAATCAATTCCCATCCAATTTGGCCACTGTTCTGTAAATTGTTTAATTTTGTTTGCAAATTCGACAGACGTGTCCAATTTGTTGGCAATGATAAGAATCTTTTCAGGTTTTTCTTTTTTTGCAAATACTAACTTTTTTGATGTCCACGCGGCTGTTACTGTAGAAACACCTGCTTGACGATATTTTAATGCGATGTTTTCTTCGTATTCATCGTAGTCATTAACAAGTTGTATTTGGTCTGAAAATAAATCTAAAGGTACAAAACGTTGTACCGTGTTGTCATATGTTTGAAGATATGTTCTTAATGCATAAGGTGTACTCTTGACACATTTTGCATATTCAATAAGTGCTTGTTCTCTATTTAAGCTCATTAAATATAAATATCCCGAATTATCCCTTCGGTTTATCTATACCAAAATCATCTAAAAATGATAAGTCAATATTATCGTCATCATCGTCATCTGATGGTGGAAGTGTTGGCATATCCTCATCGTCATCATCTTCATACGAATCAAAACTTCCTAAAATTTCTTCCAAATCCATCTTATTTAAATCATCAATTACCGTATCGGCAATTTCTTCCATTTCAGAATATGCGGATTGGTCACCACTATTAATTCTTTGAGCTAAAGAAATAAATCTTCTTTTTGGTATTTTAATCATTTCTCTAAAAACAAGTCCTTGAACTGTTTTCATACCTTCCTCATCTTCAAATATCTTAGCAGGTAACGCTTCTCTTAGTTTCTCCCAAAGATATGCACCTATGATAATATCAAAAATTTCATTTACCGCAGTATCTGCAACACCTCTAACCATTTGAGCTTGTACTGGGTCTTCAGGTAGTGAAGGCGCCAAAATAATATCTTTATAACCTTTTAATAATTCGTGAACCAAAATTGGAAATATAACACCTCTTGCTTTAACAATTAAATTACCTGTTTGTTCTCCGTTTTCATCTTCCTCAAACTCAACTTCTTCATCACCACCAAATCCTTGACCTGACGCTGAAATCTGTTCTAATGTTTCAGGTGGGAACATCCAATAAAGATAATCATTCATAGCCATCAAAGCACCATATTTGTCTGTAATTCCTGGCTCCATTTCTTCTAATCTTTCTCTTACTAATTCAAACATGTAGTGTCCTTTTTTGGCAAATCCTTGGGATATTGCATTAAAGAATCTACGTCTTGCAACCATGTAATCAAAGTTTTCAAACGCATCTAAAAATTCATCCACATCTTCACCATGCGCTGCAAATGCTTGTTCAATATCTTCAGATGAAAATTCTTCAGATGTTTTTTGAAGATTTGGATTTACAGGACCTCCTATTGGCATGAACTTCGCGTCAAATTTAATATAACCTCTGTATTTCGGGTCTAACAATTCGTTTTCAGCCAATTCTACAGCCATATTTTCAAGTTCTCTTTCCCTTGAAGATTCAAATCTTTTGATGTCACCCAAGGTTCTCATCATAGTCATTTGAAGACCCATAAGGTCTCTTGGTGCATTTACACCCAAATATCTTTGTAATTTTCCAACAACATCTGAAAATCTTTTTGTTGCTGCTTTTTCTTCAAAAGACTGTCTCTCATTTTCTTTCTTTTTTGGTAAGAATGGACTGTCTGAGTATGGAGTATCACCACGTTCAATTTTTGATTTTAACTGAGGGTTCATTCTAAAACCTTCAGGTTCATCTATAGGTGCTTCAAATATACGATTTCTGTTTTTCATTATTTTAAATTATAACCTAATTTAGTGAAAGTATCAAAACTTAACCATTTTGGTACTCTACCTTTAGGACCTGGCTTTTGAGCTGGTTCTATTTTAAATGGGTTTTTTCTACTTGGTTTTTCTTTTTCCTTTTCTTTTTCCTTTGTTCTTTCAGGTGCTTTAGCAGGTGCTGCACTTCCAGCTTCACCTAATTCACCTTTAGGACCTGGCTTTTGTTCAGGTTTTATTCTAAAAGGATTTTTTGTTTTTGGTTTTTCCTTTTCTTTAGTTTTTTCTTTTTCTTTTGGAGCAGCTTCACCAGCACCCTTAGGACCTGGCTTTTGAGAAGGTTCTATTTTAAAAGGATTACCAGGTTTTTTCTTTTCTTTTTCCTTTTCTTTAGTTCTATCAGGAGCTTCCTTAGTTCTTGTTGAGGATTCGATTAATTCCATGAGGTCTTTTTTACTTATTGACTCAGGTATATACTTTTCAACTAACTTTGTCAAGCTTTCTTCAAGTTTTTTTACTGATTCGGCCTTTTCAGGTAACTTTTTAAAGTTTGTTTTATCTGAAAATTCTTTAGCCCATTTACACCATTTTTCTTTAGCTCTTTCACTTTTTGAACTATTGCATTTCCACCAAAAATATTTTTGTTGTCTTTTAGATTCAAATCTTTCATTTAATTCTTTATCAGAATCGTCATCCATACCATCAGGAGCCATTTTTTGATGTGGTGTTTGAGTTATTTCACCAGCGCTTGGGTCTTCAACATCCATTTCAGTATCTTCATTAGTCACAATTAAACCACCTTGTTGAGTTGGTTTAACTTCTTTTCCGCCTGGCATTGCCAAACCTTTTTGTGCCATCTGTTTTACTTCATCAGGTGTATATTCCATACCTGTTGTTTGAAATGGTCTTGCTTCAACCAATCTATTATACAATAGATTTACTTGAGACTCCGATAAACCTCTTAATGTATTATAACTGAACCCTTCAGTTATTAGTTTTTCTATTTTTGAACCTATGTTAGACATGTGTTAAATCTTTTTCTATTTTTAATACTATATCTCTTTCGTATAGTTTATCGATTACTTTTTCTTCTGTGTCACCAAAATGAAAAACTAATCGTGTTTGGCTTTCATCATAATATTCGTTTTCTATATCTTCCCACGCCAACGCAATTACATTATCCACTGCGTCATATATGGAAAAAAAGTCAGAGTTTTGAATGACGTTTAATTTTATTTTGTCATTTTTCAAAACACCGACTTTAGATATAAAATCAATGTGTGGTGGTTGGGGGTTTCCTCCTGCTGGAGATGAATCCCAACCCTCACCATCTATTTCGTTTTCTGTTGAGAATATAAACTCGTAAAGATTATCACCTTTAAAGTTTGGACCCAACTCGTTTACAAAAACTAACTTATTCATAGAATTTCACCTCTTGGAGAAACTTTGATTTGTTTTCCATCATTTTCAAAAACCAAGTTTTTTAAATTGGTCTTACCAACAAACTTAGCGTTTTCATTTTCACTTAAGATAAATTCTGCAGTTAATTCTTGTTCTATTGTTTCGGAAAGTTTTTTAATTTCATCAATTACACCAACTTTGTTGATTTTTCTTTTGATGAAAGTTTTTACTTTTTTCTTTTCACTTTGTTTTTTTTCTTCTTCAGTTATTACGAAATATTTTGATAAAATTTTATCAACTTTAGATTCTGTAAATAACTCATCTAAAAATCTTCCGTGTTTGTGACTTGATTCACCTACCTCAGGTTGAACAGACACTTCATCTGAACCGTCAGCACCTAAATCTAAAGGAACTTCGTCTGTTGTTGCTCCCATAGCTGGCTCCGACATATCCATAGATTCGTCACCCGTTTCCTCACCTTCAATTTTACCAACAATTTCTTCAATATCAGTATCCTCTAATACTGATAAATCTAAAGCAGATAAAACAGAATTTAAAACGTATTTAACGTCTTCAGGTGTCATTTCGTTTTCATCACCAAAAGTTCTTAATTTTTGACCTAATTTTCCTGTAAGTTTTTGAATTGTTTTAAAAGTTACCTCTTCTCCTTCGTCACCCATATCACCCATTGGTTCAGTTCCCATATCACCCATTGGTTCAGTTCCCATATCATCCATTGGTTCAGTTCCCATATCATCCATTGGTTCAGTTCCCATATCATCCATTGGTTCAGTTCCCATATCACCCATTGCAGGTGCAGATGGTTCAGGTGCTGCTGGAGGTGTTGGTAATTCAGCCGCAGGTTCTGATGGTGCCGCAGGTATCTGTTGTTTTGGTGTTTTTAATACAAACTTTTTTTCTTCACCAAACAATTCAGTACCATTAATATTTTCATTAAGTCTATTTAATTCACCAGCCAAAAGATTTAATTTCTTAAATGCTTGTGAATATGACTTCATATACTTTCTATTAGCCATTGGTTCTACATAATCCAAAGAAGATTCTGTCAAACCTCTTTTAAGAATATATCCATTTTTTTCATTAACAATTCCATAAACATATCCATCTGCTAATGTTCTTGTATATGAAGTTGTTTCATTAATATTTATTTCTTCTTTAGGAGCTTCACCGTATCTTGCAATTTCCATGATACGTGCAATTTTTTCCATTCCTTGAAGTTTTTCGCTACCTATTGGTTTTAAATCTGCCATTTTTATATTGTTTAATTTTTATTTTTATGAGTTTAGTCCATTAAATCCTCCCAATGTAATTGCTCCAGGTTGTGGTGCCAATCCCCTTTGGTTTCCCATCCAAATTGGATTATTTGTGTCAAACGTAACAATATCTCCAACAGTATCGCCTGTACCAGGTACATATCCAACTATTGGTTGGTTATAAATACTTGCATCTGCGTTAGTAGGAAAATTAGAAGGTGTTGGTGTTACTGTAGGAGTAACGGTTGATGTTACGGTTGGTGTAACGGTTTTTGTTGGCGTTATTGTTGGTGTAACTGATGGTGTTACGGTTTTTGTTGGCGTGATTGATGGTGTTGGCGTATTCGTTGCTGTTACAGACGGTGTTACGGTTTTTGTTGGCGTGATTGATGGTGTTGGCGTATTCGTTGCTGTTACAGACGGTGTTGGCGTAACTGTTGGTGTTTGGGTTGGGGTAGGTGTAGGTGTTTCGGTTGCCATTTATTTTTTCTTTATAAATATACTATTTACTTAAAATATTCTATTTTCTTTAAGCGATAGTTGTTTATCTATGATTTTATCTTCGGCTTCTTTGAATTTACCGATATATCCATTTCTTCTTAAAACTTTAAAAACTAAATTTTCGTAGGAATATTCGCCACCTTTTTTAAGACCACATTCCCTATAATTTTTTAATTTTTTACCATATTTTTTAAATAATTCAGATGAGGTTTCAATATCTTCATTACTTGCCGCATCAATCACACCATCAATAATTTCCATCCATTGTTCAGATTTTTCTTTAACTTTATTTAAATCTATTTTTGGATTTTCTCTTTTTGGTGAAATTACCCAATCGTTATCTAATACAGAATAAATTCCTGCAGAAAAACGAGGACCACCACTACTGTCTTCAATATACACCTCAACATCATACCCTTTAATTTTTATATCATGTTTTAAATTAAAAGCCTTTTTCTTTAATTTAAACAACTCTTCATATAGTTCAGAATCTTTACCGTAATTAGATAATGAGGTTATAATATGTAAATCAACATCCGAATATTCGGACCAATTATAGTTGGCCAACGAACCTGTCATTCTAATATCTTCAACGAAAATATCAACTTTAACGTAGTCAATAAAAAGTTCGGCGATTTTTAATAATCTTTCTCTTATTTCAGGTTTTAGTTTCAACGACGAAGCATCAACCTCGTTCATAGGTTTGTCAGTTGGATTACTCCAAATTTCAGATGATAATTCATCTTTTACTTCAAAACTTTTTATTATTGTTTCGACATTCTTCACAATAATAAATACAACAAACAATTACAATTTTTTAAAATCGAATTTTTTGTTGATTTGTGAAGAAAAATATTTTCCTTGTGATTCCGCAAGTCTGAATTGAACGTACATTTCATGTGGTACATCTTTGTATTCATATTCTTGACCTGTACTAAATTTTACCGTCATTGTTTTTGTTGCGGTATCATATTTGCTTTCTGTAATGTTTGATGATTTAACAATATTGTATATTACAGTTCCTTTGATTTCTTCTCTTAAAATAGCCATAATAATAAATACGAAAAAACCCCCACTTTGTGTAGGGGTTTTACTTTAAGACTTCATTTTATTTATTTTGTCTCGGAGCTTTATTGCTGACTCAAAGTCTTGTTTTGAAATTGCTTCGTCAAGTTTTCCTTGTAGTTCCAAAAGTTCATTTTGGTTTGATTCAAATTTTCTAATCTTATCTCTTAACTCAACCGCTTTTTCAAATTCTTGTTTTTCAACACATAATTCTAATTCTTGTTTTAATTTAGAAATTGTGTCGTCAGTTTTTTTACCTTTTTGTTTAGGATTTCCATTAGTTAATGTTGTAATAACATGATACCTAAACGAACCGTCAGGTGTTGAATAGGTAGTTTTGGTCCATTCACCATTTTCATCACTACCTTTTTCTTCTTTTAATTTTGGGTGTTCATCATAATTAATGTCGAATCTGTTCATACCTTCCATCATTTCATCAAACTCTTTCATTAATTGTTTAATTGATTTTCCGTAATTTTTTCCAAATAAGTCAAACATACTTTTTTATTAAATTTAAAATGTTTATTTTTTTTACAAATATACAAAAGTGTGCCAATTAAACAATACTGACTTTTTGTCATATTTACGTGACAATTTGACACATTTGATATTTTGGAAATAAATTTTATATTTGAACCATATGATAGACGCTGAAGACCGTAATGAAAAAATGGGTGATAAGAAAAACCCAAAGGCAGATTCAAAATCAAACACTCCCGTATTGGACAACTTTTCTCGTGACCTTATTAAATTGGCTCAAGAAGGAAAGTTAGACCCTGTTATTGGTAGAGAGAATGAAATTATCAGACTTGCTCAGATTCTTTCAAGAAGAAAGAAAAATAACCCAATATTGGTTGGTGAACCAGGTTGTGGTAAAACTGCAGTTGTTGAAGGACTTGCGATGAAAATATTTGAAGGTGATTGTCCACAAAATCTTTTGGATAAAAGAATTGTAAGTTTGGATATGACATCAATCGTTGCTGGTACAAAGTATCGTGGTCAGTTTGAAGAACGAATGAAAGTTATTACTGACGAGTTACGTGAAGCCCATGATGTGATTATCTTTATTGATGAAATTCACACTATTATCGGAGCTGGTAATTCTTCAGGTTCTTTGGACGCGTCTAACATATTCAAGCCCGCTCTTGCTCGTGGAGAACTCCAATGTATCGGTGCAACTACTTTAGATGAATATCGTGAACACATCGAAAAGGATGGTGCTTTGGAAAGAAGATTTCAAAAAGTTATTGTGGAACCTACTTCAATTACTGACACAATTAAGATTCTTGAAAAAGCAAAAGAAAATTACGAAAAACACCACAAGGTACATTTCAGTGACGAGGCAATTAAGGCTTGTGTTTATTTGGCGGATAGATACATCACAGACCGTGAGTTTCCTGACAAAGCCATTGATATCATGGATGAAGTTGGTGCTAGATGTCAAATTACAGTTAAAGTTCCCGAAATTATTGAGGAACTTAAAGAAGAAGCTAACAAAATTAAACAATTAAAAATTGATGTTGTTAGAAACCAAAGATTTGAAGAAGCTGCAGAATTACGTGACCGTGAAAGAAAGGTTTTAAAAAGACTTCAAGAAGAAAAAGAAAACTTCGAGAACAACAGAAGCAACAACCGAAAGGAAGTTGGTGATGACATGGTTTATGAAGTTGTTGCGGCAATGACCAAAATTCCCGTGACAAAACTTTCACAAAGTGAATCAGAGTCATTGTTACATTTAGAAGAAAACCTACAACAATCCGTTATCGGTCAAAACGAAGCAGTCGCAAAGATTTCAAGAGCAATCCGTAGAAACAGGGTTGGTATTAAAGAACCAAATAAACCTATAGGTTCATTTATCTTCTTGGGTTCTACAGGTATTGGTAAGACTCACTTGGCAAAACAATTGGCAAGAGAAATCTTTGGTGATTCAGAAGCTTTAATTAGGGTTGATATGTCCGAATATCAAGAAAAATTTACAATGACAAGATTGATTGGTTCACCTCCTGGTTATGTTGGACACAATGAAGGTGGACAATTAACTGAACAGGTAAAAAACAAACCTTATTCTGTTATCTTGTTTGATGAAATTGAAAAGGCACACAAGGACATATTCACCCTTCTTCTTCAAACTATGGACGAAGGATTCTTAACAGATAGTTTGGGTCGTAAAATCAACTTCAAAAATACTTTGATTATTATGACTTCAAATATCGGAGCAAGAAAAATTCAAGACTTCGGAACTGGTGTTGGTTTTGGTACAACAACAAGAATTGAAAAAGAGGTTGAAATGAAGAAAATGATGATTGAAGATGAGCTTCGCAAATTCTTTCCACCTGAATTTATTAACCGTGTTGATGACATTGTATTTTTCAATCCTTTGAAAGAAAATGAAATTTCTCAAATTGTTAATATCGAATTGGGTAAACTTATCAAGAGATTAGAAGGTATGAAATACCTAATCAAAATTGATGAAACTTTGGTTTCAAAAATCGCTGAAATTGGTTTTGATGAAAAGTTTGGTGCTCGACCAATCAAAAGAGCAATTCAATCTCAAATCGAAGATTTTATATCTGATGAAATCTTGAAGGGTAATGTTGTGATTGACAAACCATACACTTTGGGTTATCAGGATGACAAAGTGGTTTTCATTGAAGAACGGGTTGAAGAACCAAAACCTAAAAAGACAAGAAAGAAAAAGTCTGAGGTAGAATAAAAAAAGGGGTCGATTAAGACCCCTTTTTTATTTAACTAAATAACATCCATTGTTGGACTTTTGGAACATTTGAATACATATCGTACCCAAGAGATTCAATGATTTCTTTAACCATATCAATAGAGTTAAACAAATCTTCGACAACAACGTATTCATTTGCAGTGTGGTATCTGTAGTACCCACAAGATACGTTAATACAAGAAACATTAAACCTTGCAGTGACCTGTGATACATCGGTATAAGGGTGTTGCATCAATCTACGGTTTTGACCAATATACTTTTCAAGTAACGGTTCAACCTTATCAAAGAAATCAGAATCCCTATCAAACAATTTTACACCCCAACAATATTCGGTAATCATGTAGTTTTCAGGAGCGTCAAACTGAATACCGTAACCTACATTACTGAAAAATTCAGGGTCGGCTTTTCTTGAGCCGTGACAACCAGTTTCTTCAGAAACAAATAACGCAACTTTCAAAACAGGTAATTGTTCTAACAAATCCAAACAAGCGTACACGCCGCACTTATCGTCACCACCAATACCAACAGGCGCACCTGTTTCTTTATGATATGCTTTAAGCGATAATTTGTCTTCACCTGAATAGTTTGGTAACATTTCTTCTCTAACCACCATTTCGGTAATTGAGTGTACCGTGTCTGTATGAGCAATCACACAAGGATAATAATCCGCAACACCTTTGGTTACGTAGATATTACCGTTTTCTTGTACTTTGTAGTCGTATCCCTTTGTACTTAAGTAATTTACCAAATACTCAATCATGAGTTCTTCTTGATAAGTTTTGGTTGGTATGGATAATACCTCTTTTAAATGTTCTATCTTTTGCGGTGTCATATACATGCAAAGATACAAAAAAATTATATAATATCAAAAAGTTTGTAATTTTTCAACAAAGTTTCCAGTTGTTCTAAACTAACGAGTAATCTTTTTCTTTTGTAACCCTTAGTAAGTTCAATTAACACTTCATTTTGTGGTTCAACACCAACTATCTCAAAATAAGTGTCAGGTTGTGTTGGTATATTTTTTCTAACGTTGAATCCGAAATTTTTAACAATGTAATCAACAATTTTAGAATACTCATCAATATCATCAAATAACCCGTCTTCATTATCCATAATACTATCGTACAGTTTTTCAATTTCACCTCTTATATCACTATTAAGTTCTGAAACTAAAGTGTCCTCGTCACGATACTCATAAGAATTTTCTATAACATCAGGAAGACTTAAAGTTGTAATTGACATGGCAATCGTCTTTTCTATTGAGTTTTTTGGGTCCGAATTTTCTTCATAAAGTTTTAACATGTCTTCAACACTGATAGAATAACTTTTAAAACACTTAATCATCTTAATACCCAAAGGTCCCAAACAATCACAAAATTCGTCTTTAATAGCCTGTTCCAATCCTACTTCATAAGCTCTATCAGATGCCATTGAATAAGAACTAATCATATCATCTTTGAATCTATCATAAGTTCCAAGAATTTGGGCCATTTCTTTATAAACTTCCCAATTTCTGCGTTCTTCTGTTTCAAGAAAATCAAAACTAGGTCTTAATATTTTTACAATCTTTTTTAATTTTCCCAAATTTTCATCATCCAAATAACCAAACATATAACCCTCATCAAATTCTTCTTTCGCGGTATAAGAATCGGTCCACTCTCTTGATGAATACCCATAAGAGTATGATGTAATAGCAATCATTTCAGATATTGTATAATCGTATAGTTCGTATTTGAATAACTTGAAGTATTCTTCATTGTCTTCGAACATCATGAATAATGTTCCGTTTTCAATTTCAAAATTGGTGTTAGGTAAAAAAACCTCATCTTCTTTTATTTTACCTTCTTGGTACTTTTTAAGTATTTGGTATTCGTTTGTTGAAATGTTTAATATATCATCCAAAATTAAATTAATACCTGGCATTTTTTCGAACATAATATCGAAAGTAGACCTAGCATCCTGTTGGTCCCAAACTTCAGTACTTTCTTTTTTGTTGTTTGGTATTCTTAATGCAAACTTACCATATTTTCTGTCATTACTTTTTTTATTAATAACATAAACAAATTTTGAACTTCTAGTATAATCTTCAAAATGTCTATCCGTATCTCTTGATGATACACACCATTTTGTACCCGCACCATACACACATGATGCTGTGTAACTCAAAGGTTGGACAATTAGGTAATTAGCATCTTCGTATAATTTTTTGGATTCTTTTTTGGCTTTTTTAATTTCGTCTTTAGCGAATGTATATTCTTTGATATGTTTATAATATTCTCGAAGTGCATTTATACTATCATAAGAATTAATATCTTTTGGTGCTTTTAATATTTTGTCGTACACCAATGCAAAATTTTGTAAGTCACCATTTTTTAATCTATTTTGAAAATCTGTCTCAATACCCTTATTAGTCCTTTTTTCAATCAACTCCATGTATGTAGATATATCAAACATGGTATCATCTAATGAATACGGATTCAATCCAGGATTTAATTCTATTTGTCTAAATAGCCAAGGGATGTATTTTTTGGTTGGGCTCAAATCTCGGTCCCAAATCAAACGAAACAATTCGTCTTTGTTTTCTTCAGTTGTCCTTGTCGGCCAATTAATATTCAAACTTTTGAATTTGGTTAATAAATCAGAGCGTCGGTCTTCAACCAATAACATTGACATTACTTCATTAATAACATTTTCTGACATCATAAATAAATACTTTGATTTGTTTGTTTGAGAATATATTTATATCTTTGTAAACAAGTTCTTTGAAAATATGGGGGTGAAATAGAATCGATTGGCGTGATTAATGAATGGACGCACGTATGAGCTGAATTAACTCATTAAAAACTGATTTAAACAATTAAACGGCAACGTTTTGAACAAAATGGCTGCTTGCGGTTTAATCCGTGAGGAAGCTGCTGTTGTAGCCTAATCGGCACAACACACTCAGGTCGGGAGACATATAACCTAGGAACAGAAGTCTTTTAAGATGTGGTTTCTATCTCAAAAGGAACAAAAGGGTGTAGTTCACCTTAAGGACTACCACCGTCGCTGAGCGGTGTGAAAACTCAGATATTTTGGAACATTAGAAAATGTTAACCTAAACGTGTAGGGTCTATTTTTTAGGGCGAACAAGACCGCAGGGCAGTACTGCGCATCTCCACTTAATTCTACAAAAGTGGTCTATATTGACCACTTTTTTTTTGTAAATATAAAAAATTGTCGTACCTTTGTATTGTTAATCACCAACATTATGAAAAACATCATCAATACCACCGACATCAAAACCGTAAACTTCATAGGAGGTCGCAAAGGCCAGTTCCGTGTAATCGTAAAATCCAGAGGGGGTTTCATGATTACCGTAGATTCACGATATAATCAAGACGAATATTACAGTAAAAACCCAGCATCAATCTTGTCAGAATACCAGAAAGGTGCAATCCAAACCATCCAGTTCAAAGCAGAAGGTACCGACCATTGGTTAACCGTATTTGCTCGTTCAGGTAAAAAGGTATTTTTCATCGATGAAGATATGTTGAGAAATGTAACTGTCGGAGTTATCAACAGTTTCTTCTTGAATACCAACTTGTATAACCAAAATCAATATCAAGCGGTTAATGCAAAAACTTGGGCCTGCATGGCATACGTAATGAACGAACCTGAATTGGTGATGGCGTAAGATAAATAACACAAAATTACTCCACTTAAAAAGTGGGGTTTTTTTGTGCAATAAATTTTTTTAATTCAGAAATTATCCGTAACTTTGTATTGTTAATCACCACCACTATGAACACCATCACTAAACACAACACCAAAGTAAGAAACTATCAGGGTCAGAACTCTTTCATCACAAAAATGAAAGAAGTAGTAAACAAATGGGGTGGCTTGACCGAAAGACAAGCCATGGCAGTAGAAAAAGCTTTTGCAGAACCCGCTAAAAAAGTGGAATTGGAATTCCTCCCTGAGCGTATCAAAACTATCGTACAGTACAAAGGTGAGAATACTTTTGTAATGGATATCAAAGCAAAGTTCGAAAAATGGGGAACTTTGACCGACGCTCAAATCAACGCAGCAAACAAGGCGATTGTTCGTGAAGAAGAAGCAAAACAACGTATGGATGTGAACATCGACGTGATTGGTGAAACCATCGTGGTTGGTCGTAACACAGGTGAAACCTTGAAAAAACAAAAGGGTTTACAGTTCAACCCAATGTTGTTGGATATCACTGAGGTTGTTACCTTAACTGCAAAAGCGGTAAAGTTCAAAGGTAAATTGACCACCAAAAACTGTGGTGTGTGTAAGTCTTGTGGTCGTACCTTGACCGATGAGTTCTCTCGTTTGACAGGATACGGTAAGACATGTGCAAAACACATGGGTGTTGAATACATCAAGGACAAATCTGAAGTTGAGCGTTTTAACAAGGATGTTCTTGCAAAGATTGAGGAAATCGGTGAGATGGAGTTTTGGGTTCCTCGTCGTCAAATCAAAGTATGGAACGGTGATTCTGCAATCTTATTGAAATTCTAATATGCAGACATTCCTTCCTTATCCCGACTTTAAAGATAGTTTCCGAGCCTTAGACAACAAAAGGCTCGGAAAACAAAGGGTTGAAACATTTCAAATTATTAACGCAATCTTGGGGCGACCTCGTAAGGATGGTCGTCCCTACAAAGGATGGATAAACCATCCTTGTTCTGTTATGTGGAAAGACCACGTACCAGCTCTTCAGATGTATTATAATGAATGTATTGAGGTTTGGGTTGAACGTGGGTTTAAAAACACAATGCAAAGGGAAGAATACGTTGGTGATATTGTTCTACCTGATTGGATTGGTTATGAAGAATTCCACTCATCCCACAGAGCTAATCTATTAAGAAAGGATTTTGACTTCTATTCAAAGTTTGGATGGACCGAAAATCCTGAAGACCCTTACATTTGGCACGATGAAAAAAAACTATGGTATAAACAAATGGTTGGTACCAATGAAAGAGTTTATATTTGATTATTACTTTGATAATACTTATGTTTAGAACAATTATATGGAAACAGTACTTGTATTAAATTACGACTATACACCTTTGAATGTAACTTCTTTACGTAGGGGATTTGTATTGGTTGATAAGGGTAAGGCTGAAGTTCTTAGGGAATATGAAAACCCTATCATGACCACAGTTGGAAATTTTATTAGACCTCTGATTATACGTCTTCTGAAGTACATTAAATTTAGAAGAAAAAGAGATATCAAGATATCAAGGGCAAGAATTTATCAAAGAGATAAATACGTTTGCGTATATTGCGGCGGTAATAAAAAACTTACAATCGACCACGTAATTCCTAAATCAAGGGGAGGTGAAAACTCATGGGAAAACATGGTTACTTGTTGTTTTGATTGTAATTCAAGGAAGGGAAATAAAACACCAAAAGAAGCAAACATGACTTTAAGGGTAAAACCTTATGAACCATCAGTCTTTTCTGAGTTGGTGGCAGGTCGTGCTTCAAAAATTTGGGAAGATTTTCAGCTTGAAATGTTTGGATAATTTAAATTCTTTCGTATATTTGTAAAAGAATTGTTATTTGAATTGCTCGGGTGGCGGAATAGGTAGACGCGCTGGACTTAAAATCCAGTTGTCCGAAAAGACAGTACGGGTTCGATTCCCGTCCCGAGTACTAATAAAAAAAAGGTGTCTCTCGACACCTTTTTTTAGATTTAGGACCCCTCCTCTCTTGTTTTAAAGTTTATTCCGATAAAGAATTAACCTGTTACGGTTGTTCTTATTTTATCGGCTAACTTTTCATCTCTATCTTGGATGCCCTTGAGAGTGTCGGATATTTGTGAACTTATTTTTCCTGACAAGTTACTTTTAAAACTTGAATCATCAAGTAATTTATTTAATGCGTTTCTTAATTCTGTTCCAGCGGTTCCCATTTCTTGGTCGACACCAGTTTTTAAAACATTGTCTCTGAAACATTCAACATATGCGTGTGCAACTATTTCAGATACATAATCGTGGTCACTCATCAACTTTGAAATTTCGTCATTTGGAACTTCCATTATTGCTTCTTTAACACAGTCTTTTGATTGTTCATCAATTTTTAGATTTGAATTTATGTGGTCGGCAAATCTACTTTTAAATTCTACCATTAATGAATCATCTAAATCACCAAATAAAGATTTTAGAATATCAAAAACAGCTTCGTTAATTAACGAACTTGAAAAATTTCTTTTTTTGAAAGAATTAACTTTATTAACAAGACTTTCAAAGACACAATCAAAATCTTCACAATTTTTCAAAGTAGAAAGATGTGAATTGATTATTTTTGATTCAATAATCAAACTTTCTTTTTTTGTTTGATTTTCTGATATAAGTTCGTTATGTATTTTTTTTCTAAGACTCATATTGATAAATATTATGCAACTCCTGTTTCTGAGTTTTGAGTATTATTTAATGAATATATTTCAGTTTCCTCCATTCCAAATGGTTTTGGTAGATTTTCAATGTCTTTAACTCCACTTGTAAATAAATTTGTTAAACCAGATATTTTTGTTCTTCCGCTACGTAAAGTACCACAATACTTAATACCCTTTTTTATATTCTTAATCTCATCTGTTTCTGTTTTAATTTCTAACTCAGGATTTGCCTTATATAAAGTCAATGTTTGTTTTACCAATTTTGGATATTCAGATAATAAAAACTTACAATAATCAAAATCAAGTTTTTCACCTTTGTCACCTGATGCAACAATAACTCTTGCGTATTCTTTAACTCTACCAAAAGATTGAGGTAATTTTTTGTTTTCAACTGTCTTATTGTTAGTTGATGGACTAACTTGTGTTTGACCACTTTCTTTTTTTCTTTTATCAATCTCGTCTTTATATATAAAATCAATTAAATAAGTATCAATATAACCAGGGTCATTAGGATATGTTATTTTGTTATCCATTCTATATTTTTCAATTGCCTTATATAACATATCATCAAATAGTTGTGGGTTGGTACCTTCTGATGGTTTGGGTAAATTTATTTTTTTTCTTATTTCATCAACAATAGGTGCTTTATCAGGAAAAAGTTTATCTTTACCCTTTGGTCTTATTGCACCAAATGATTGATTATATACCCTGAAATTTATTAAAGAGTTTGAATCTACATTACCCAAATCTTCATATTGTTTAACACCTCCTAATAATTTTTGACTTCCAGGTCCATCAATAACATTGAATACGGTTTGTTCAAATAATAAATTAATTAAACCTTCGGATTTTCTAATAAAGAAATTTTCAAATATTTTTTTGTTTGTTGTCTTTGATAGTTCTGTTTCAATATTTGTATCACTTGTAACTATACCTGTAATTGCTCCCTGATAATATTCAATTACCGCTTCAATATATGAAAACAAAGGACTGTTATTATTATAGGATAATAAGTTTTTAGCTCTTTTTACCGTACTAATTACTTGTGGGTCTTCATTAAATTGAGCATTTTTTCTGGCGTTAAATGTATAAATAACCGCTCTATTATTATCTAAGAATGTTACTTTTTTTGCAACATCAATTATACCTTTTAATTGAGGGTCTGAACTTAAACTTTCTAAAGTTTCTTTTTGGGATTGTGAAACCCCATCTTGATTTACCGCACCACCACTCTTATATGTGTTCCCATAAGTTGTCCACGCATTTTTAGTTAAATTACCACAAACACCATATCCCTGACCTTTATTTAATTTACCGTTGGGGTATCCTGTTGCCCACCCCGCAGCGTTAATATCCAACCAATCTTGGAATTTTTTGACTTCATCAGTATTACCAACAGGACAAGCCTGTACTGGTGGAGGAGTAACAACTTCTTTTTCTTTATAATACCAAACACCATCCTTTTCTTTTTTTTCAATATTTGGGTCTGTTATTTTCGCAGCCTTTTTCTTTCCCACAGCGCCTGAACCTAATGAAATCCATCCATCACCTGGTTGTTCTAATATTAGTGAAACTAAACTCATTACTTATAATTATTCAAAACCTGAATTATCTGAATTTAGTTGATAGTTTTTACCATTTAAATTAAACCCGCCAATATTTGATTTTGTAGGTGTACCTGTAAGGTTTTGCTTTGCCATCCATTTTTTGAAACTTGCTTCATCATCTGTATATTTTTCATTGGATTCAACGCCACGTTTTTTAGGTTTTTTTTGTGTTGGTTTATACCCTTTTATTGCGTATACAATAAGACTACCAAGTCCAGGTAGTGATAACTGTAAAAAATCTAAACTATCTTCTACAATTTCTTCAGACCATGCAGTATTGTTACAGTCGGCAACGTCTGAATCAAATTTAGTTTGTCTGTCTGAAGGAAGTTTATTATCGTTACCTAAATCGTATTCTTCATCTGAATATCCTTTTTCACTAAAACATTTATCAAAATACAATTGTTCATTTTCATCCGAAGTGTATGCAGCAATCAACCCAACAATTGGTAAGTAAATTGCGGCTGGTTTCATTATTGAAAGGTTTCCCCAACTCAGTGGCTTTTCTGTTTCTTTTAGAAAAATGCTTTTAGCTAGTTCAATAAACTTATTTTTATTAATAGCTGTATTTTCTGGCAGTTTGGCATATGCATCGTTTAGTATCTCAACAAACTTATCAAAATCAATTTGCTCGCCTGATTTTAAAGCAATACTAATACACTCATTAATAAATCCAGGCCTGTTTTTCGTAAGATTTAAAATTTCTAATGGTACTGCTTGTGAGTCAATAACGTTTTTAATAACCTGTGACAATTCTAAGGTTATTTTTGTTGCAGTATTAACGACACCAGGTTTTAATTTTACCTTATTTAATAGATTTTTAGCGTTATTAGAACCAATCTCATCTGAAAGTTCACTTAATATATTATCATAAGTGGTACTACCTTCATCCATTAATTTTTGTAAAATTTTAAAATTATCTATAATATCCTGACTTTTACTTAATGTTGTTGTTAAATCACTACTCACTTCAGGAATTTTATCATAAACTTTTACAATAGATTTTATTATATCATCAGTCCAATTTCCCGCTGGTAACTGTACAATGTCATCAAGTATTTTTGTCATATCTAACGCATTGACAGCGGCATCATCAACACCAAAAGACGTTTTGTAAAATAACTTAAGCGCATTTTTTTCTATATCACTAATACTTGAAAGTAAGGTTCTTTCAATTTGAGCAGCATTTCCCAGTAAATTAATTGCTTTCCAACTTGATTTTAAGGCGGTACTAACTGCTAACGATGGTAAAGAACTTTCATTTAAAAAATATGTCTCATTCAATGACATTAATTGTTTTATTCTTTTTATTTCTGATAAAATTTCCATAATCTAAGTTTTTATTATAAATATGTAATATTTTTTATTTGTTTAATGTTTCTGTGTCAGATTCAATTTCTCCCCTACCCCTACCCAATGATACAACAGTATCTATTAGATTTTTAGCATTTTCTTTACCAATTTTTGAATCTGTTGATTGTTTAGATTGCATTAAATAATTATTCATTTTATCTATTTCAGTTTTTGACTTTTCTAAACTTAATTTTTTTGCAGCTTCCGCGTCATCTATTATTTTTTTCAATAAATTACCAACAAATTTAGTTGTATTTTTTTCTAATTTGTTTTTTACATCCTCAAACTTATTTTTAAGTTCTTGGTCTTCAGTCATAGACTTAAGAATATCAATATAATCGCTTATCAACTCTTTATTGGTCATTTGTGCCAATATTTCTTCTTCCATTTCATCCCATTTCGAAAATAACACTCCACCCGCTAATGACATTTCTAAACCCGCTTTTTTAAGTGCTGTTTTACCAATTCCTGGAACATCTTTAGCAGCTTTGTTAATAGCATCCGAAACTTCTTTACTTTTTGTTATTTCTTTTACTTCAGATTTTAAATCTCCCAATTCTCTTAATGATTGTAGGACTCCTTGCTCTTCTTTTGATAAGGTCTTAACAATATTACTAACTTCTTGTTCTGTAGTTGCATTTGCAAATTTTTTCATAAGGTTTTTTGATACCGTAGGAGAAACTTTAATACCTAATTTACCAACAAATGGTGTTAAAGCCAATAACGCACTTACTTTTGCACCTTCAGTTTCACCTTGTTCATATTGCATTTTAGCGGCGTATAAATCCATACCAGCACTTATTAACAATAATGGCCATGTGGCGGGTAATAAAGCTAAAACTAATGAACCTGCATTAAGTAATGTAGGTCCCCAATCTTCCCAAGTTGTTTTATTAAAAAATGACCACTTGTCATAATAAATTAAGTAACCTTCTTGGTCTAAAGTACCAAAACCACTATATGTACCACCATTAATAACTTCTTTGAATTTTATATTAACACCTTTAATTGGTACTGTAAAACTTTTAACTGTTGGCTTTGTAAAAAAAGGTGGTTTTGTTGTGTATAATAAAGCTGCACTATTATCTTTGTCTATTATATTTTTTTTAAATTTATCAAATGACGATACATCATCATATGTCCAAAATTCTGTTGTGGCATCTGCTGGAATTTCATACTCACCAGACGCAGCGTAAATTTCAACTCTAGTTTGACTCTTTGCAATTTTATCTGCAAATTCTTTATTTGATTTTAATTCTTCAGGGCTTAATACTTGAGGTTTAACTACTGTTGTTGCGTCTCGATAACTTACTTGTCTTTGTGGTTTATTAAATTCAAGTTTTGATTTTCCTGTTGTAGTTAAATACGAATTTTTTTTATTGAACCAATCGGTTCTTACTTTTTCATTTTGGTACCATGCTTTTGTAGTATTAGGACCAAAAGTACCGTATCCTTGACCTTTATTTAATTTACCACTTAAATACCAAGTAGGGTAGTTATCATCTAAAAAATCTTGGAAAGCTTTGACTTCTTCAGTACTTTTTGGCTTATCTTCCTCAATAAAGTTTCTTTGCCATGGTGCGACATTCGTATAATTATTATACCAAGACGTATAATCACTTACTTCTTGATTTTTTCTATATGAAGGATAGTAAGTGGGTGTGTAGTTATATGGACTTACCGCCCCTTCTCTAGGTTTACCAAAATTTTGAGGTAATGATTGTTTTAATTTTTGTGCGTTTGCTTCTTGTCTTGTTTGAATCTTTGGTTGTTTAATCGCGTTTCTTAATGATGCTGTCGAATACCATGTATTTATCGCACTTCTTTTTGTATAATCAGTTACTGTTTTTGGATACTGTCCGTTTTTAATTTCAGGGTACAACTGTGATGCGGGCATTTTTGTTTTATTAACAGGTTCTAATTTTAAATTCCCAAATTGGTCATAATAATAATCTGACATTTGTTCAACCAAAACTTTATTTTCTGTTAAAGTTTTACTCATATCGTACTTCATACGAAGTAAAATTTCATTCAATATGTCTTGTGGATTTTGATTTTTCATTATAAAAGTGTGTTTGCTTTACCTCGAGTTAATCCCGATTCCCATTTTGATTTACCGATTTGATTTCCTTTACCTCGTGTAACACCTGAATCCCATTTAGATTTTGGGTCTAATGTATTTCCTTTTCCTCTTTTAACCCCGCTATCCCATTTTGTAACTGTTGGGTATCCCCCTTCTCCACCACCTGATTCACCACCACCCGTAGATGTTGATGCTGCAGGTGCAGGTGCGGCCTCCTCATCCTCAGAAAGATTCATCATTTTTTTAATTCTTTTAATTTCTTCGGTCAGCATTTAAAGATAAATACCTTAAGAAATTAAATTATTCGTATTCAGGTTTTGGTAATTTTTCAGGATATACAACGTAATACTCATTTAAAAATGTTTTTAAATCTTCTTCGTCAATATAATCAAAAAAATCATCGTTAGGGTCCTCACCCTCATCTTCAAATAAAAAGTCAGTTAGTGGTGATAGATATTCAAAACCAAATTCTTCAAAATAAGAATTTTCAATAACATCAGTTCTAATCATGTCTTCTTCGTCATTAACCATTCTAAAAACAACTTCAGTTATTCTCTCACTTTGGTTGTATGACACAATTTCAATTATTTCCATTTTTTTAATTCAATAAAATTTATTACCTTTGCATAACAAAATATCTCAATATTTAGCAAAAGACCATTTATAATTTAAATTATGTTATTTAAAAAACAAAAATCCACAGTTGACGTTAAAGTTTTTAGAAAAGCTTGTGTTGTAATTGACTCTTGTACAACGTATACTCAACTAAAAAGAGCAATGAATTACGTTGATTTGTACTACAAAATGTACAATGATTTTAAAACGTACAACCATTTACAAAATTTGGTTTCACAAAAAATGGTTGATGTAAAAATATTCTAATAAAAAACCCACCTTTGTGGTGGGTTTTGATATTAATTGAATTTTGAAAATCTTTTAAACCATTTTAAGGATTCCTGAATTGATTCCTTAACTTTTTCTACTTCTTCGGGGTCTTCCATTTCTCTGAACACACCACTATTGTTGATAGGTCCTTCAGAATCAAATTCATAAGGTTCCCACTCTCCACCTAAATCTTCTTTTCCATCATAGGTGTTATTCATTGCAATTTCTAAGTCTCTTAACATTGCCCTTGCATCAGGGTCGTTATCGTGTTGTGAAACGTAGTCTAAAACATCCTGTTGTTTTTTTAAACCTGAACCATAATCTTCATCTTTATCACCAGGTTCAAATTGCTCAGGTCCACCTGAATCAAAATCGTAAGCACTGAAATCAATATCAGAATAAGGTTCTTGTAATGACGCTGAAACTTCTTCAGCCATATAATCAAAACCTTGACTATACATTGGTTCAGGGTTTTTAACAGTATATCCACATTCGTTACATTCGCCTTCGTACATCATTCCACTACCACACTCTTCACACATTTCACCTTCTGCAACATAATCAAACTCATCTTGTAATTTTGCAACATCACCTTTACTTTCACGTAAGTTAAAATTTGAATAAGTCCTAACACCACCGTTAGCAGTTACTTGAACTCCTTTTTTATCGCCAGCTGGGTCGTATACTCCTATTCTGTTATCAGGTTGTTGTAGTTGCAATGTTTGATAACCATTATAAGGTTGTTTGTGTTGGTTAAGAAGGGCTTTCTTTTCCTCGTCAGAAATGTTTAACATATATCTCATACAATATAAATATAGTTGAATTTCATAATTTATTTTTTTATCATTGTTAAATGAATTTTGTTGTTGATATTGACTCGTATGCCGAAGGAGCGGTTTTGCTCAGTGGGTTTGAAGATTGTATTATTGGTATTGTTGAAGAATTTGGAAATGGTAGAAGAATGCTTTATAGTAAAGATATGATTTTAGATAAACTTAAAAGTCGAGATTCAATGACATCAGAAGAAGCTGAAGAATTTTATGATTACAATATTTTGGGTTTACACGCTGGTGAACAAAACGCAGTATTCTTGGATTTGGAACTTACACCTGAAAAAAAGGATAAAGAATATATCTACAAATTAAAATGAAAAGAAGTGAACTAACATACGGAACAGAGATAGGTTCACAACTTGTTAAAGTAGATTTAAATAAATTTGAATTATTCAAAGAAAAGAAATTAAATACTACTGATAAACATTACGCCCAAAGAATCGAAGAAATTAAAAAAGAATTAATTGACCTTTTGGATGAAAAAAGATGGAATGATATTATTTGGATGACAATTAAATTCAAACCATATGAAACATTAAAAGTTCATTTATACCAAAAAGAAGATGGTGAATATATTACAACCATAATTGGTCCTAAAGAGTGGAATAAAAACTACGATTACATTGGGACATTTGTATTGTCATCAGAATCCAATACTTTTAGAAAGATTTGAATTTAACAAAATAATTAACTAACTTTGTATTATGAAATTGATTTTAGAAAAAGGACAAAATCTTTTTTTTACGAGTGATACACATTATTCACACTCAAACATCTGTCGTGCAACAACAAGATGGACCGATGCTGATAGTGTGACTCGCGATTTCAAAAGTTTGGAACACATGAACGATACACTTGTTAACAACATCAATGAAGTTGTTGGACAAGATGATATTCTAATTCACTTGGGTGACTGGTCTTTTGGTGGTTTTGAAATGATTGAAGAATTCCGTAATAGAATTCTTTGTAAGAATGTTCACTTGGTTTTTGGAAACCACGACCACCACATTAGAAGAAACAAAGGTGGTATTCAAGAGATATTCAGTTCAACTCAAGATTACTTACACTTGGATTTACGAATTCCAAAAGGTAAAGAAGTTGACAAATTAACTTTGGTTTGTATGCACTTTCCAATTGCAAGTTGGGATGGAATGAATGATGGAGTTCCCCACTTGCACGGACACGTTCACTTACCAAGACATCAAAGGATTGGACAGGGTAAGGTTATGGATGTTGGTGTTGACGGAAATGACTTATACCCAATTTCCATCCAAGAGATTAGAACGATAATGAAGGATAGACCAGTAAGAAGTTTGTCACTTCCTAAAGACCACCATGAAAAAAGATTGATATAATGTTTTTTGTTGGTTTGATTATAGGTTTGTTGTGGGGAATTATATGGTGTTTTAAATACCATATATCCCCACTTCAAGAACAGAATGAAGAATTAACAATCGGAATGCACGATTGTATAAAATCAGGTTTAATAGATAATAAGGAAGAATAATATGATACAATATTCAAGCGAAGGTAAAAACCTTTATTTAGTTCGTGGTATTCCTGGTTCAGGAAAATCTACATTTGCAAAACAACTCGGCGCGACTCATTTTGAAACTGACACTTATTTTATGGTTGATGGTGAATATAAATTCGACCCAACCAAGCTACGAGAAGCTCATAATTGGTGTCAAGGAGAAGTGGAACTTGCAATGATTATGAATCAAACAACAGGTGACCACTCAGATATTGTCGTTTCAAATACATTCACACAAGAATGGGAAATGGAACCATATTTTCTTTTGGCTAAAAGTTGGGGTTATCGTGTGTTCTGTTTGATAGTTGAAAACAGACATGAAGGTAAAAACGAACATGGTGTTCCTGAAGAAAAACTTCAGATAATGAAAGACAGATTTGAAATTAAATTATAAAAACATATGAAAAGAATACTAACACTCTTACTCGTAATGTTGACCGCTTTTAGTGTCAACGCAAAATGTGACTGGACTGGTCATTGGATGAAAAAAGTCAATCAACAAGGAAATGTATTTACATTCCAAACAAATTTACACATGGATACCTGTACTAGTTATCTTTGGTTGGTCTATGATTATCAATTGAAAAGAACTGATACAATGCCAGATTTCAGAGGATTTACACAAATTCAATTCAATACTAAAGGTAAGTATAGAGTTGGTTTGAAGGCAATTGATAAGTGTAATAATTGCGACACCACATTCAAATATGAGGTTGATATTACAATTTTTGGTAAAGCGGATGTTACATATAGAATTGGAGTTCATAATTGCAAATCATACACTTTTGAACTTACAAATATGAATGATACTTGTACTGAATATTATTACACAATATACAAGAGTTTGTATTTTGATACTATGAGTAAAACTAAATGGGAAAAATTAACTGACTCAGCAATTTATTTCGGTTATGATTTCGATGATAAAGATTTAGTTTATTATAACATGGCTTCGCAAAGAATCGTACAACACAAATTTACGGACTCAGGTAGACACTTACTTGTTGGTTATTGGTATAACAAATGTACTGGTATTGATACATGGATTATGAGAAAAATGATTGTGTGTCCAACAGAACCAACATCAGGAATTACTAGGTTTAATAAATCAGAACCAAAATTAATCGGAGTTTACGATATGTTGGGTCGTCCTGTGTACAATATTAGAGAAAATGAAATTCTAATTTACTTGTATAGTGACGGAACAAGACGTAAAATTTATAAAACAAATAAATAAGGTATTTAATAATTAAACAATAAAATATGAAAAAACTATTATTCTCACTCGCTTTAATAGGTATGATTAGTTTTATGGGTTGTAAAAAAGAAACCATAACACCAAATCCTGAACCTATCGTAAATCTTATGGTCGATGAAGAACCAAATGCGGTTGTAGATTCTATGGGTACTGTCATCTTTGACAATCCAATGACATCTGACGTAACACCATTAACAGACGCAAAAATAATGGATTATCCTTTATTCTTGGATTATGACCCTTTTACTATGGTTGTATCAAGAACAAACAAAATCGATTCTTGTGTAAAAGGTATTGAAACTACAAAGGCAGAAAAAGAGCTGTTAACAAAGGCTCATTTGGCCAAAATAGAATGTCAAAAACAAAATAAGTTGACAATCGCAAGAATTCACAGAGAAATTGAATCTTGGGCTAAAACTCAAAAAGAAAATTACTACAAGAATTGGTATATGGTTGAAAAAGGAAAATTAGATGATTCTTTAAAAAGAGGTTTGTTAACACAGACTCAATATAAAGAAAAGTTAACTTCTTTGGAAAAAACTTGGTCAGGTAAAATGTCATACTTGAATGGTCAGGTTAAAGAAAAAATAAAGTTAAGTGTTGAAAGAGCGGAGGCTAGCGGTAAAATAAAAGATTGTGAAAAAATATATCTACAAAAAGTTTTAGATATTCTTGGAAAGACAAGATACAAGAAGTGGATTGAATGTCACAAATACAACTATAAGAGAAAATAAAATAAAAAATAATTAATATTAGAAGCCCCGAGATTTGAACACTCGGGGTTTTTTATTTATCTTTGCATCTATGAAAAAACTATTATTCATTTTATCCGTTCTTCCACTCAGTTTGTTTTCACAATACATGAGTTTCCCAACCCACTATGACGCACAGGAAACATCAAGACACATCATACACGGTGATTTGGGACATTATCTGTTAGATACTGTAGAATTTTCCGTAGAAAAAAAGAATGGTGACTTCAAAACAAAAGATATAACATCGGACAAGGTTATCGAAAACGTAACCAAAATTTTTTCAAAAGGTAATTGTGAATTTACAAGTAAAACCAATGGTGGTTATATTTTCACGATTTCAGTTATAAGTAAAAAAGATGAAACTGTAATATTAAAAAAGGTAATCTTTTATGTTGATGCACACACCCAAAAAATTAAATCAATCGAAATCATAAAAGGAGAATAATATGAAATTTTTTAGCGAAGAAATAAAATTACTTTCAGTCTATATACTTGTACTATTTGTAATGATTCAACTGTCATTAATGAATGGACAGTCTAAAAACAGCACATCTTCAGTACAAATTGATACTATGGTTAAAAAAGATACTGTAGTTAAAGTTGAAGATACTTTGATTGATGTTAAAGATAATGTCGCATTATTCATTGGTGATTCCCACACCGCAAATGAACAAAGTGGTTGGCAAAGAGTGTTGTGTAATAAAACAGGTATGAAATATAACAATGCATCTGTTGGTGGAAAAACAACTTATTGGATGTTGGAGATGGGTGTGTATAAATTAAACAATAAAATAGACTATTGTTTTGTTTATGGTGGTGCGAATGACATGTATTCAAGTCATATTACACCAACAGAAGCGTTAAATAATATTAAAGGTATTGCAAGAATGTGTAAGGGATTGGGTATTAAATGTTATGTTTTAACAGGATTTGACCCAAGAAAATGTACAAGAACCCAAAACCCAAATTATGTTCCAAGATATGAAAAACTTCAAGAACTTATTTTAACTGAATACTTGGAAGGTGCAACACCAATAGATGTAAGAGTTGTTGATAGAAAAGATTGTTGGGATAATCTATGTCACATGTCACCCGCAGGACATAAAAAAATTGCGGAAAAAATTATTAAGGATTTAAAGTTAAAAACAATCAATTAATTTTCGTATCTTTGCGTTATGTTAAAGGAATTAGATGAACTTTCAGTAAAAGGTTTGGTTACCAAACAAGTTCATAAGAACTTGCCTTTATCTATTTGGAATTATTCTCCAAAGGCACAATACGAAAGTGCTTGGGACCAATATCCGTTATTACTTCAGACCAGAGGTTTAATTATAGATAATGATGGTAATGTTGCTGCTCGACCATTTAAGAAATTCTTTAACATAGAAGAAAATAGACACACACCAACTCAAGACTTTGAAGTCTTTGAAAAGATGGATGGTTCTTTGGGTATAATGTTCAAATACAAAGGAGAGATGGTGTGTGCAACTCGTGGTTCATTCAATTCAGACCAATCGTCTTGGATGACTAAATTTGCCAATGAACATAACTACCAAAATATAATCGTTGAGGGTTTTACTTATTTGTTTGAAATAATCTATCCTGAAAACAGAATAGTTGTTGATTATAATGGTCAAGAAAGATTGGTATTGTTGGGAATAATCAACACTGAAACAGGGGAAGAACTACCATATGATGATATTTCATTTGATGGTTGGGATATTGTTGAAAAATATGATGGAATTCGGGATTATTCCGAATTGAAGGTTAAAGTTGAGCAAAACGCTGAAGGATTTGTTGTTCGTTTTTCAAACGGAGACCGAATGAAAATCAAAGGAGAAGAATACTTGCGTCTTCATAAGATAATGACCAACATATCAACCACTGGTGTTTGGGAACATTTATCTAATGGTGGTGACATCAACGAACTACTAAAAGATGTTCCTGATGAGTTCTATAACAAAGTTAAAGAATATGCCGACAGATTGAAATATGGATTTTATCAGGTTTCTGAACATTGCGGAAAATCTCATGATTATTTCCGTTATGGAAAATATGGTGATAGGGAATTTGAACCAACAAAGAAACAATTTGCCGAACATGTTCTTCAACACTCACATCCACCTTACAGACCTGTTATGTTTGCAATGTGGGATGGAAAACCTTATGAAAAGTTAATTTGGAACATATTAAAACCTGAATGGAAAAAACTATGAAGACATTTAAAGAAATTGAACGCAAATTTTTATTGAAACGTTTTCCAAGATTAGAAAAGATTAACACTGTTTATCAGATAGAACAGTGGTATCACCATGATGGATTTAGATATAGAAAACAAATTGAACTTCCTACCCAAAAGGTTGTCTTCTTCAAAACAAAGAAGACAAACCTTTCAAAGGGTGTAAACCAAGAAGAAGAAACATCATTAACTCGGGAAGAATTTGACCAATTAGATTTATCGAACTCACTTCATATTAAAAAAACCAGAACGGTAATTAAGTACAAAGGTCACAAATTTGAGATTGACAAATACGACGGAATTAACATTATTATTTTGGAAATTGAGTTGAAAGATTTGGAAGAAAAGATTATTATTCCAAAGTACATTGATAAGGAAATATTATACGAAGTAACAGGAATAAAAGAATTTAGCAACAAAAAATTAGCAGAATGACAAACGAAGATTGGATAGAAGAATTATTTCACGACGCATATAAACTCGGAATATTCAAAAAGATGCATCCAAAAATTGACGAACTACAACAATTACACCCCGATTTAAAATATGTCGAATTGGTAGAATTGGCTTTCATGGAACTTAGGAGAAAACATGAAGAAAGTACTGAAAAATTATCTGATGAAGAATTGCAGAAATATTATATAAAATATGCCTCTTTTGAAGATACTGATGACACATATACCTTTGGGGAATTTAAAAACAAAATATATAAAGACGAAAAGTTCAGAAAGGCTTATATAAATGAATAAGTGGTTTGTCAATAAAAACAAATTTTCAAGTTTTCCTGGTCACATTTGGTTTGTACCTTGTATCAGTATTTGGTACGATAAAAATACATTCTTGGAAACAGGGGTAGAAACACCCGCATTTGGTGTCCAAATCGCTTGGTTAAGATGGTCTTATGGATTTACAATACAGAAAGGATATTGATAAATGAACAACATCGATAATAAATACATTGTTGACGGAATCACTATCAATAAAACAAAAGAGGGGTATAGAGTTTTTACAATACCAACCCAACATTTTGATATTGTTAATTTAGATGAATTAACTAACGATAGATTTGATTATGAAATTAAAAGACAGGAAAAATATCAAAAAGATAGTTCCGAATTAATTAACTTATGGTTAAATGAAAATGAATAACGTAGATAAACAATATGCTGTTTATGAAAAAGAACCAGCACACCAAAATAAAGAAAATGGTGTTATCTTAGCTCCCTTCAAAACTAAGGAAGAAGCAGAAAAGGCTAAACAAAAATATGGATACACTTCAGATAACTATTACGTAGATTTATTAAAATATGAACAATATAGATAAACAATACCAGCAGCTACTCAAAGACATTATTGAGTATGGTGTAGAAAAACGAGATAGGACAGGAACAGGAACTAAAAGTATATTTGGTTATACTATCCGTCATAATATGAAAGAGGGTTTCCCTCTTTTAACAACCAAGAAGATGGCTTGGAAAACTATGGTAACTGAATTACTATGGTTCCTTCGTGGTGATACAAACATTAAGTTCCTTGTTGATAATGGTTGTCATATTTGGGATGGTGATGCATATAAAAGATTCTCAACAGAGGCAACACTAATTAAAGAAGGATATGAATCTGGTGATATTTTGGGTTCACAACCACACATTGATAAAATGTTTAGTGACCCCGAAAAATTAATAATTTTATCAAAAGAAGAGTTCATCAACAAAATCAAAACTGATGATGAGTTTGCTAAGGAGTGGGGAGAATTAGGTCCAATTTACGGTGCACAGTGGAGAAGTTGGTTCAAAATGGGAAGTGTCATGAATAATGATTTTGAATCTAATATGCAATTAATTGAAATAGACCAAATCACAAGCCTAATTAACGACCTTAAAACAAACCCAGACTCAAGACGATTAATGGTTAATGCTTGGAATGTAGGAGAATTAGCACAAATGGTTCTTCCACCTTGTCATTATGGATTTCAAGTTTATACAAGAGAGTTGAGTATAGAAGAGAAATGGGAACAATATACTAAATCAGGGTTGAATATTGAAATAAATGAAACACCATTAGAATTAAAACATATGGGAACATTGTTCTACCCTAAATCATTACCACAACGAGCAATCTCTTTAATGTGGAATCAACGTTCAGTAGATACATTCTTAGGTTTACCATTTAACATCGCTTCATATGGGTTGTTGTTAATGATGTTAGCCGATGAGGTAAATATGGTTCCCGATGAATTGATTGGTAATTTGGGTGATACACACATATACTTAAATCATATTGAACAAGCAAAAGAACAGATTGGTAGAAAGTTAACTGACGAGGAAAGGTATAATATATGGTTTAATAACAACTACGAAACAGGTATGGAAAGATATTTTGACCCTAATAATTTACCTGATTTCGATAATGAATATTATGTACCAACACCAAAAAGAACAAGAGAGCCTTTTGAATTACCAACGGTCCATGTGAGAGATGGTATTTTCTGTAGTTCAATTAATGATATTATTTTAGAAAATTATAAATCACACCCAGCAATCAAAGCTCCTTTATCAAATTAATAACATGGAAACACCTTTTATAATAGAACAAAAAACATTTCAAGATGAACGTGGTAACTTTTGTGCGACTCCTTTTTTAAATAAATCAGGAAAATCATTAGTTAAGAATTGGGTTCAAGTTAACACCAGTGTTAGTTTTGAAAAATACACAATTCGTGGTTTACATTACCAAGAAGAACCTTTTGAACAATCAAAATATCTGAAAGTAGTGTGGGGTAAAATATATAACATGATTGTTTGTATTGATAAAATAAGTCCAGACTTTGGTTTAACGTATATATTTGAAGTAGATAAGGACCACGCTGTTTTTGTACCGAGAGGATATGCAAATGGACTAATTACTTTGGAACCAAATACAATAATTCAATATTTTGTGGACAATAGTTATTCACCTGAACACGAAAAATCAATCAAATATAGTTCGGTAAAAGATTTTGACATTATAGTAAAAAGATTTACAGATTCACCTGTAATATCCGATAAAGATTTAAATGGTATTGATTTTAAAGAACTTACTACCAATTACTAAAATTCTCTTCAACAATCCAAAGAGCAAATTTTTGAATTTTTGAATTAATTTTTGGTAGACTATATTCAGAATCACCCAAAGATGATATTGCGGCATTTATTAATGCGGATTGCATTTTTGGGTGAAGTTCTCTAAGTTTGTCCATCGCTTCTTCCCTATCATCAGACAAATCCATCCATTTAACTTGGTCTTCAATCCACTCTAATGGTGCGTAAAGATAAGGTGGTGCACCAAACATATTTACAATACCTGTTTGTCTTAATGTTTCTAAATATTCTTTGGATATGTCCCAATCTTCAGGTGAAAAATTAGAATATAATTCATCTTTTTTGAAAAAATTGTCAAGTTCTTTAACTTCCAACATTAATTTTTCTGATGTTTTTAATTCAAACTCTTCAATAATCCCTTCTTTTAGACTGGTCACAATTTCAGGATAAATCATCCCTATATTTTTTTCTTCTTTATCAGGATAATCAGTATAGGTTAAAACTACTCTTAACGCATTTAAAATACCTGTCCTTTTATCATTAGTATCAATCAAATACCAAGGCGCAACTTCTTTAGTTTTAAGTAATGCGGTTTTTTTATACTTTGTGTAGTCTTCCCACTTCTCAACTGACTTTGCGTCATTTGGTGAATATTTCCAATACTTAAGTGGTGACTTTTGTCTCATTTCAAAACGCTTAAGTTGTGTTTCTTTTGTAATTGAAAACCAAAACTTGAATATAGGAACTCCCGCACTAACTAAACTCTGTTCAAACGGTCCAACACCCTCCATAAATTCTTGATATTCTTCAAACGAAGAATAACCCATTACAGGTTCAACAATACCTCTGTTGTACCAACTTCTATCAAATAATATTATCTTATTTGGTTCCATTTGACTTTGATATCTTTGAAACCAATTCTTTCTTTCTTTTTTTGTTGGTATACCTAACGCCACAACTTTAAAATACTTTGGGTCCATGTATTCGGTCATTGTTTTGATGATTGTTCCTTTACCTGCAGAATCTCTACCTTCAAAAACAATTACAAATGGTTTACCTGATGTTTTAACCATCTCTTGTAGTTTTAATAATTCAACTTGTAATGGTCTTAATTCTTTAAAAAATTTCTTTTTCTTTAATTTAGATTTTTCAATTTCAACACCACCTTTTCTCAATAAAAAATCTTCCAATTCATCATCTTCTTCTGAATCATCGGCATCGTTGTATATTGCTTGTCTAATCTTTAAAGACTCAATATATTTTTTAAGATATTTTTTTACGTTCTCAACTGTATCACCAGACTTAAGTAATTTTCTGTCAATATTTCTTAAAAATTCATCAGTAATATCTTCATCTTTTAATTGTTGTATAAATTCATCAAAATCTTCAGGATTAAGACCATCCAATTCCAATACATCTTTTAATTTTTCAATAGACTCATTTAAATCTTCTTTACCAACAATATCATCAGACTCAAGTATCCACATGTCTGTTTCAGGGATTAGGGTAAGTGTGGAACCATTATCCCACTTCATTCTATATTGATAACCAACACCAAAAGGTACTTTTTCAATTGCTCTAACTTCACCAGCAGTGCCAAAAGGAACTCTTAAAGAGTCTCCTTCCATGTAGTGACAAATAATTCTATCACCAACTTTTAATTCGGGATTAAGTTCCATAATTAATAAATACAATATTTATATATAAATATGAAGATTACTATAACTGAAGAGCAATATAATTTGATTCTTGAAGCCGCATTTATTGATAAGGTTAAAGAAAAATTGGAACAATTTAAGTCTTTAACCGAAAAAATAATATCCGATTTAAAACAATCGTATAATTTTCATATTAAATTTGGGTTGACTTATGGTGCTGGTATTGGGGCGGTAATAGGTCCAATAACTAATTTCTTACATGGTAGATATCCTGAAATTGACTCACATCAGATTAATATGTTGGCAGTTGCCGCGATAATGATTGTCTTTTTTGAAAACAAAGAAATTGAAAAGATTGAAAAAAAGATTTCAGAAGAAAATTTGGAAAATGAATTGGCTGAAGCGGTAAACTTCACATCATTCTTTAGTAGAAAATTTTCAAAGTTTTTTAATGTGTTAGGTGCTAGTATTCAAAGAGCTAGTGATATTGTTAGTTATGCATTTCTTTTACCGTTATTAACTGAAATGTACAAATTAATGTCTGGTGGACTCGATAGTCTTGATTTTGACCTCATCTCTAAAAGCATTTTGTACGCAACAGGTATTATGGTTTCATCCAATCTCCTTAAGAGAATGGTGGATAATATGAGAATTAAAGGATAATTTACTTTAATTCAAAATAGATTGTGTCATTGGCATAATACAATCTATGGGCTAGTTTCTTTTCAACCAATTTACCCATTTCTGCCAATTGTTCAGATTCAGAAAGTTTCACACCTTTAATTTTTAATTTTGGCGATTTTTTTTGTGATTCAGTCTTAACTCTCATAGGTTTAAAATATTCGTCAAGTGCAAAGATAAGCTCTTCTCTACTTTTATCAAAATTTAAACCTTCTTTTTTACAGAGATTTTTAAGTTCCACTAAATTGAGTTTTTGAAGCTCATTTTTTTCCATACCTTTTATCGTATTCTTTTCTTAACTCTTTTTTTAACTTTGAATAGTCTGATTTTGACATTGTTTTTTCATCAAATGTTCTTTTGTACCAATCGTCCAAAGCATCCTCTAAAGATACTTTTCTTAATTTCATAACTCTTCTTAAACCTTGTAAAACCGCTGGTATTTCGTGTGGTTGTAAATAATATGTATAATCTGTCGGTTGGTCTTCAAAATCTAATTCATTAAATTCTTCATCAGGTCTTAGACCGATATTTTGCATATGGTGTTCGTATTCGTGTCTAACAATATCATTTAAATCAGCAATTAAATCATAAAGTAATTCAGGGTAATAATCTTCATTGATAAAAAGAACAACTTGCATTGTTGAGCTTTCGTCATCATAGTTTCCGTCAACAAAATACTTTTGATTATTTTCTTTCCATTCTTTATTCCAATCAAAATATACACTCATATCGTGTTTATAATAATCTTCACCATTAATCTCCAATGGTAATTCATACGAACCTACTTCGCCCGTTCTAACAATTTTAATAATGTCTTTGACAATATTTCTTGTTGGTAAATCTAATCCTTCTGTTATTATGCGTTCCATATTACTTCATTTACTGAAACATAGGCACCTAAATTACAAATTTTTTCAAATAATTCAACTTCATAGGTTATTACTTGTAAAAATTTAGTGAACCTAATTGAGTCAATACTAAATTTATTGCCTTCACGACCTGATAGTAAAAACATCATGTCTTTTATTTTTTCTTTTTCAATGTTTTTTATTCTTTCATCAAGTTCAAAGTCTATAA